CTGTTAAAATTCTCCTACACAGAGACAAATATCGCGCGGAGCCGACCACCGCTGGTTTTATCGCTAGGGAGTACCTTTTTTATCATTCATTCTCAAAATAAAAGACAAAAGGTCAATGGTCGAACTTTTAGAGAAGTAAGCAAAAGGGACTACGTGGTTGTGCGTAGTCCCTAATGATACTTCTTGCCCTGTGGAGGTGTTGTACAAGAAAGGTATTCACTATGAACGTACCCTACAGTGTGTGGTAGTAGAGAACTTTCCCCGGTATTCTCTGCTCCACACTTGTAGCCTATCATAAGTGTTACCTCTAATTGCATATTGTCTTTATTTATTTTTAGAAAATACTTGACAAAAGCTTTTCACTGCGTTCCGTTGGATATTATATATCTGTGCTTCGCTATAGCTCATATCCTCGATGACCTCCTTCATGCTCATTCCAAAGTAATATCTGTTCTCTAAGAATGTACGTTCAATGTCATTAGGTATCTTACATATCAATGTCCATAGCTCGTATCGTTCCTTAGACAATGTACGGAATTCATTATTAAGGTCACGCTGTGCAGTGTTTAAGTTAAGCTGTTGCTCTGGAGTATTAGACCTCTCATCTTGTGCTTCGACCTCTAGGCGTTGAAGGTGCGCCTCAATATCTTTCATACGCCTACGGCTATTAAGCAGTCGTTGTAGCTTTCTAACCCCCGGATGCTTACTCCCAGTACACGACTTAGTATTCATAGGCATCACCTAAGATAACGATCTCTTATCTAACTTCAAGGGTTGCTCATCCTTATTCGGAGTAAACGTGCCATTGATGTCATAAGATTCTATATTTGCCAATGCCAGTTCATGTAATTCATGTATAACCCCAATAATATTATTAGGAGTTTTAGCGAATTGTTTTGCTACTGCGCACATCATCTTAACAGTCATATGAGCCGCATTTATCCCATTAACATTTTCCATCTCGATGGAACATGAATACGCCTCTTTATCGTTAGACTCAACCATAATTCGCATTGTTTTATCTTCCATAATAGGCCTCCTATACTTCTTGCCATTCTTGTAAGATTTCACTATATCGATACATTGTGGTATTAGTTAACTGATACGCAGCATCGTTTAAGTTATATCGATTAATCCACGCATGGTAGATGTCAGTCAAGTAGTCTTGTAGCTCAGCCTTTTGGCTAGGTGTAACCACATTATCATGTAGGTAATACACCTCTTCACCTTGGTCTGCCTCTTCTTGACATCTTTTAATATCACTTTGAATAACTTCATCTACGTTGATGTGACCTGGGTATGGTACAGCACGACCGATTACAATGGTCATTCCTTCACATGGGTTACATTGTTTAGCTATCCAATGTAGCTCATTTAATGCTTCATCCCAGGTATCACACGCCATAATATATTCATGACGATCTAATGTGACGTATCCTCCGAATAGTGGTTTCATTTCATCACCTCATTAATGTACCTATCTAAATACCATCGTGCTTTTTTTAGGTCCTCTAACTTATCGCCTTTAGACCCGGCACGAGCGACATATTTAATAACATTCCCTAGGTGGAACGATAAACCTTGGTCTTCAATGAAATCGATAACTTCAATCTTGCCACGATTATAATGTGAAGGATGGTCAATCACATTAAGGATTGGGTTATGCTTTTTAGTAGCAATAATACCAGTGTCTTTTATGTCATCCTTTTTAATAATAATTTCCTTCATAGTAGTTTCCATTTTGGAAATAACTGGAGCGCTTTCAGCCACTTTTTCAGATTGATTATCTTTAGGTGATACCTTCTTCTTAGGTTCACTCAATTCTGCTCGACACGTTGGACAATTAACAGCAGGTCTACCCTTACCAGTTTGTTCAAACATCTTACCGCAGCGCTTACATTTAGTCTGCACCTTTACTTCTTTTACTTCTTTAGGTGGCTCTTCTTTAGGTTTATTTAAAATAGCCATCAACTCATCCTTAGCACATTGTTTGCAATACTGCTCATCTTTTTTAGCTAAGAATTTACGGTTACATCTAATACACGTTCTTGCAACTGCCATTGTATACCCACCTTTCTAAATATGGTTCATGGCTTTCCATTCTTCTAATGTGAAGATAGCCTTGCCATGTTTTTGAGAATATTCAAATTCACCTTTACATCCACGACTAGATTGCCAGTCCGGACATAGTACTAGAATGTCACAATGACTAAGTAGACCTAAGCAGATATCTAACCCTTTTTGGTAATCATCACCAGTCAGATATACATACCCATAATTATGGATAGGTGATACGTAGTCATGCTTTACATCATTAATCACTAAATCACCCATGATCACATCAATCTTTTTACGGTTGCTTTCCTTACCACCAAATGGGTGAGCAACATATACAAGTTTTTTATTCATAGATTCAACCTTTCACTGTAGTTCATCTAACGTTTCAATGTGAACCCATATCCCTGTGACTGGGTTCCAATACTTTTCAGTAACTTCACTGCACACCTGGGCATCATCATTCCAATAGTTAAGTGAAGTCATGCAATCTTTAAACAATTTAATAAGGTTATCTGTATCAGGCTTAGTGGTTTTCCATTGAGCCTTTTTACAGTTAGCCTTGCCAAAGCACCACTTGGTAACCAATCTAATAGGTCCTTGTATTGGATCCATAGGAGTATGTGGCGCAAGCTCTTCTGTGAATAACTTTCTAATAGCCTTTACGTCAGCTGACTCATAGAACCTTGGTGTGCCATTCTTAACAGTCACTCTTTTCTGTTGGTGTGTACCTGTTGGAACTTTATGAAGAGGGATAAAGAATTCAATCACCATTCTTATCACCTCTCATAGCCTGATATCGTTCATATCTAGCTCTGTCGTGAGCTTCCCATACTTCAGTAGGAACACCAAATATACGGTCAGTAATGGTAAACGTTCTAATTTGGCAAGCGTTCAGTTCAGCTATTGGTACATCTTCAAAATATCTTCCATACAGTTGTATCAATTCATTATGTGCTATATGGTGATTAACCAATGGCCTGATACATTTAAAAGGCTTCTTCTCACCACGTTCATAGGCCCAGTCATTATCACCAGGAACATAACACCATCCTGTATACTTACTTCCGTCTTTCATGGTTACTCGCAAGCGTACCCATAATTCATGGTGCCAGTCACTCGATATAATTGGATCCCAAACCATATTTATTACACTTCCTTAATCTATGTCTAATACGCTTGATGTTGTTACCAATATAAGCGCCTACATCACATCGCAAGTTACGTTCTTTTAATTGTCTATCCATTCTAGCTTTGTACATTATGTAGCTAACACATGTACCATGACAGCCAACTGTACGCAGCTCACAATTCTTACATGGAGTTTTCATCATCTATTTACCCACTTCATGCACCCAATTCGCATGTAGTATTCCTTTTCTTTTTCGTTCAACTTAACAGAACCAGTTCTTCTTTTCGCCTTTTTTTTATAGCCACCAAACTCATAAATATTACCTCTAAAATCGAATGTATCTATTTCATCAATTAAGATTAGTCCAGCATCACCAAGTAATTTATCAATCGTTTCATAATGATCATCATATAAATCTCTTGGTATTGCGTAATACAGATACATCACATTGTGATTATCGTGATAACGCGCTTTCTTGAAATCACTCCTGAAATCATTTATATCCGTTTTGATTTCAATTTCTGTTAAGTGCAAAGTGTTTAGATTGAAGTAAACAAAGTCAGCCTCATATGGTGGCTTCCCACTATCTCTCATCAGAACGTTTGGTATACAGATGTTTTTTAAATATAAATGTTTACCAAGCACATATTGGATATCAGCTTCATTCATTCAAAATCACTCCCAGCATCGCATTCAAAAACTACTACCCAAACCTTTTTAATTGATTAGTTATAGGAGGCATATGGGTGGGGGAGTCTACGACCCCCACCATATGTACTCCAACTATCAATCAGATTCAAAATTTCATTCACACCTATATATATATATAAGGTGTGGTGGAGCTATTGTTAACATATTTAAAATTAATCTAGGTTAACATTTTCGCTCGAAACTATCTCGCCCATTTCAACTTTAAAGATAGGCATTTCTTTTAAATATCTTCTAAGTGTAGTTTCAGATATTTGCATAATATCCATGACCTCTTTTATGTCAGCTCGTCCACTAAAACCATTCTTAGCCGCAGCAATGTTAAAAGCATCGACTAACTGCTGTTTCTTTTTCTTTTTAGCTGACTGCTTTGCCTTATTCATTTTGTTAAGGCCTTTTTCTTGAGCATCTTTAAACATGGCCATAGATAAGAAGCCACTATCATCGACTTTATGGATTGGATATTCAAACCATAGATCAACAGGCTTGAACCGAGGGAACTCACGGAGCGTACCTTCCATTCTCCATGCAGTACATTGGCTAGTATTAACTGGAGCACCTTCAAGTTTGTTTTCGTCGAGGTTCTCTGCTTCAATTTCTAGTAAGTCGATTAAGGCATCTGGGTCACGAGCAAATACACCGGAGCCGGATGCACGGTCCATAGACCGCTTACCAGTTTGATTACCCTTAGAATGGTGGTGACAATAGATGACCGCACATTTAAGCTCAGTACATACCTTGTCGAATTGGTTACAGAAGTTAGCCATTTGGTCCGCACTGTTTTCGTCGCCAGTAATTACCTTATAAATAGGGTCAATAATGATAGCCTTATACCCTTTCTTTTCAGCTCTACGGATTAGCTTAGGCGCTAATTGGTCCATAGGTAGTGACTTACCACGAAGATTCCAAATGGATATGTTATCTAAGTTATTTGGCGCCTGGTGTAGTGCATCATATACATCCTTAAATCGATGTAAACATGACGCACGATCAAGTTCCAGATTTACGTAGAGTACTTTACCTTGTGCGCAGTCAAACCCAAACCACGGTCTACCTTCTGCAATAGAGATACATAATTGGATAAGTGCGAATGACTTACCGGCTTTAGATGGACCTGCAATGAGCATCTTGTGACCTTCACGAAGGATACCATCAATTAAGCTAGGCGCTAAATCAGGTAAGTTATCCCATAGTGCATTTAAGTCTTCAGGCTCAGGGAGGTTATCATTAACAGTAGCTATCCATTCTTCCCATTCCTTGAATGACTCTTTACCAATATTCGTAGCGATTAAGAATTGAGGTTTTCCGGCACGCATCACACCAGGCATACGTGATAATCGGCTAGGGTTTTTGTTTTGCTTATCAACCTTGAACCCATTCTTCTGTACGATTTGATATAGGAAGTCTACTCGGTTACGGTACTCGGAATAATCATTGGCATCGATATGCACGATGGCATGGATACTTTTACCACCGCTATATACCATAGCTGCAATAGGTAACTCTAATTGTTCAAGGATAGCCTTTTGTTTTCCGAGTTCCATATTGTCAGATTCAATGAGTGCAAATTTGAAAGATGACACATTATCATTCTTTACTCCTTTGCCATCTAATGCATTAAATCGTATCCAGGCCCCCGCTTCTTCATCGAGGGTGCCTATTGCATCATCGACCTTTTTATTGGCTCTCAGAGCGTCTAAAATTTGATTTTGCGTACGGCCATAACTTCCTTTGGTTGGGGATTTAATCTCTGTACCATCTTTATCTTGATGTGTGTAAACGGTGTTCACATACCCAACATAATCGTCTGGCTCGAATAACGCTTGGAGGTACTTTGTTAAGTCCTCCACACGTTGTTCTTGAGGATAGTGCTTAGGAATTTCAATGTCAGATGCTTCCACCCAGGTCTTATCAACAATCTTGTATGGATCCGGATTAGCCATTACCATAGTCCCAAATGGAATAGCAGTTGCATCCCATTGATTACTACGACTAGATGTCCACCCGTTCTCCTTAGCCATCTGTGTGATAGTGGCCCCTGTAATTTGTTTACCTGTGTAAGCACCGAATGAATTCCATTTAGCTTCACATTCACCAGGATGGAACCGCTCACCGTCATTAGATGACCACTCTTCCCATACAAACATTGGATACCCTTCATGGTGAAGTGCAAGGCCTACGTTTAGCCATTCTTCGTAGGAGCAATCGACTGGGTCGATGTACTCCAATACTTCTCTTAAATCTAACTTTCTTTCTTCCATTTGCACTCCTTTATGATGGTTGGTACGTTGCAGGTTTAACTCCTTTCGGTATTCTCCAACCACTAGCACTAATACGGCTTATCATGTTAGAGGCTTGGGTATTAGTCCAAGTACCAACATTCTTAAAGCCTTTATTTTCTAAAAATCTAATTTGTTTCGGAGTGGATAACCCCTCCGCTTTACGTTTGTGTAATCTATCGATGAGCATGGAAGCTTTACCAGCATCTTCAATGGTGTCAGGATTAAGCCCAAAGTCCTCGATAGTTTTCTTTTGCTTGTCTGTGATACTCGATACTTGCCAACCAAATGCAGGCACATAATGGGTTAGATCTTCAGCTTGAATAGAGAATTCAAACTGTAATGGGTCTACTAATTTGGCTTTTTTCTTACGCATGGCTGCAAGCTCTTTAGCAAGTGCTGCTTCGCGTTCAGCAAGTACATCACGTTCAGCCTCTTCTTCTGCTTCCTCTAATCCCATACTTGAAGTTTCAAGTATTTCAGTCATCTTAATCGCTATATCATCAGACTTAGCGATTAAGTGAGCTGGTCTGCAGAGTGAGTGTTTTTCATAGTGCCATAGGAAGTCGAGCACTAATAAGTGGTCTTTTCCTTCACATAACCTAGTACCACGGCCAATCATTTGCGTATATAAGGCTCTTGATTTAGTCGGTCTGAGTACGATTACGCAGTCAACACTAGGGCAGTCCCACCCTTCAGTTAGTAGCATTGAGTTACAAAGCACGTTATATTTACCATTGGCGAAGTCTTCTGTAATTTCGTTGCGGTCTTTACTATTACCATTTACTTCGGCAGTATTAAATCCACGTTCAATGAGCATCTTGCAGAACTTTTGACTCGTTTCAATGAGTGGTAAGAATACCACTATTTTTCTATCTTTGTAGTCAAGTAATGTATCAGCAATTTGTTCTAAGTATGGATCTAATACTCTACCAATATCACCGGCTTGGAAGTCACCGGCCGTTATCTTTACGTTGGTAAAATCAATGTGTAATGGTAATGTTTGTACTTGTATCTTCACCAGGTATCCACTACTGATAGCATCACGTAGGGTATATTCATAAGCTAGGCTATCGAATACCTTTCCTAAGTTCTGCATATCTGACCTATCTGGTGTAGCAGTAACACCGAGTATATCGGCTGTGTCAAAGTAATTTAATATAGCTTGATAGCTACTAGATAAAGCATGATGTGCTTCATCTATAATGATCGTGTCAAAGTAGGATTTACTAAAAAGAGTTAGGCGGCTGTCACGGCATAGGGTTTGTACAGAACCGACTATGATGCGGTCCCATTTTCCTATGCATGACTGCTCAGCCTTTTCTATTGCTGTAGTCAGTCCGGAGGCTTGCATGATTTTATCTGACGCTTGTTGAAGTAGTTCTTCGCGGTGTGCCAGGATTAATACACGTTTACCTCTTCGGACTGCCTCCTCAGCAATTTTGGCAAAACATATAGTCTTGCCTTAACCGCACCCCGTTGGTAACACCAACAGGGTACGTCTATTACCTTTCTCCCACTCTGACCATACGGCATTGACTGCCTCTGTCTGATAGGGTCTTAATTTCATTAGAAGCCTCCGAAGCTATCGTCTTTAGGTTGAATAAACTTCTTAATTTCGTTAGCAGTACCTTGTGTACCGTCATTCTTTTCATACAGTCTGTGGCTCAGTTCAAATTGACCAGTTTTGCCAATTAATAAGTCAGGATTTGCCATAAACTTTTCACCTGGTTTAGCCAAACCAGTTGCGATGAATACATTAGATACTTTCCACATCATGGAGGGAATCCAGTACAATCTTTCAGTGACTTTATTTTTACCTTGTGCACCACCATCGGCTTCTAATGTAATAACTGCTTTAGGTGTGTTAGCCGGAATTTTAGCAGTAGCCACGTCTGTATAGCCTTTTTCTACGTTAGTGATAACGAATGGATATACACCTGCAGGAAGTAATGTAAATTCTTTTACCTCTGCTACTACTTCGGAGTTAAAACCTAATGCTTCTGTTCCTAATTGTTCAAATGCGCTGCTCATAATCTATTACCTCGTTTCTTATTTATTAATGAATTCAACAATTTTGTCCCACATAGGGATAATCCAACCTGTTACGAACGCTGGATCATAATTTTCAAATGGAGTACCTTGTGGATATTTACCACGAGCCACTACTACGGACTGTACTTGGTCTAATGTCACACCATCTTTAACCATTAAGTCTTTTAATGGTTTAGGGATAGCTGTTTCAACTAATGGTGTTTCATCTTCTGCAGGTTTAGGTTCTTCTTTAGGCGTAGGTTCAGCCTTTGGTTCAGCCTTAGCCACTACTTCGCCAGTTTGTGCTTTCGCAGCTTCAACTACTTCCGGTGCGTAGTCTTCAGTGCTTGCTTTGGCCAATTCATCAGCGGCAGCTTTTGGAAGTACATCATCTGGGATAACGTGAGCGATTTGGCTATATTCAAATGGCATCACATCAGGTAATCCATGGCGGTTTTTAGCATCCCATGCAGGGGAATGTGTAGCGTACATTAAACGCTTACCATTGACTGCCTTTTTCTTATTAGTAGTCGATGTTATGATTTCGTTTTTGTAGTTAGCGAAGAGTACCATGTCCGCCCATTCTTTAATAAGAGGGGAAGTTTGGCTTCCTGTTTTCTTCCCAAGCTTTAGTTCAAAGCGATCATATGCACCTAGTTCGTCTGGTTGTTCAAACTTACGAATTTGTGTGTGTGCAGTGAGTACTACATTCATACCTGCATCAATTACTTCATCAAGTAAGTTAAGGAAGCGCCCCATTTCCTCACGTACAAATACATAGCCTGTGCCATATGGGAACTCCTCAATACCTTTCTTTTGGTGTTGAGCGCAGATATGCTCTACACATAGTTGCTCAGCCCAGTCGATAGTATCAATGACTAATGTTTGATAGCCACCTGGCATCATGGCAAATTCCTTAATAAAGGAGATAAGCATTGTCCATGATGTAGGCTTTTCAGTACGTGCCACATCTAAATGGTCTGTACTGCTTTCTGTGTCAATGAATACTGGAGATGGGAAGTGGCTTGCGAAGGTGGTTTTACCAATCCCTTCTGTGCCATACAAAACGACTTTTTGAGCACGTTTACGTTTACCTGTTACAATCTTCATTAAAATTCACCCCAATCATCTGTTACTTTAGGTTCTTCTGTTACATCTTTTTTAGGTTCTGCTTTAGCTTTAGGTTTAGCTTTGGTAGTCTTACCTGTAGTACTGAACTCTTCGCCTTTAATGTGGCCATCTTCAATGATGATGGAACATTCATCTAGGTTGTTCGTAACGCGAGTGGCGATAACTTGTAGGCCCTCTTGCTCTAACCAACTCCCGAATTCCTTCATAGTATCAACGTCCATTTGTTCCATCTTGTCCATTAAGACGAATCCACATTTAGGGTTAAGAGCTCTTACAATAGCAGTGGCTACTTTTAGTTGCTCAGCACCGCTCATGCAGTCCCATTGCTTGTCGTTGTAGATAAGCACACCCTCCTGGATAGATAACCCTGGTAGTGGCATATCCACAGACTCAAGTAATTTATTCTTACGATCACGGATGTCTTGAATGTCATCCGTCAACTCATCGTATTCCTGTTTGAAGTCTGCAGCCTCTTGTAAAGCACGTTGGCGCTCTTGGTTAGCACGTACTTTAGAGTTGATTTCATCTACATTCTTGATTTGTTCCTCAAGTTCTGCTGTAGATTCGTCCTCTAAGTCTTTAGCTGCAGTCGTTGCGATATCATAATCTTCTGCTAACTGTGTCTGCTTAGCCTGGAGCTCCTCTAGTTTTCGTTGAGCTTCGTCAACCAAATTGTTGACAGTCACCATTTGCGCCTTGATAGCAGATACGTTATTTCGTTTCTTTTGGTTTTCAGCGTTGCGAAGTAAGATATCTTGTTGCTGTTTAATGAGTTCCGATGCACTGATAGGTTCCTGTGGAACTTCATCATATGCAGGTAACTCTTTAGCATATTTATCTTTTTGAGTGGCAATTTGCCCTATAGAATGACGTTTAGCGTACACCTCTTGGTATTCACCTTCGAGTTTCTTTAACTCGTCTTCTACGCCCAATAATTGAAGTAATTCCTGAGCCTTTTCCTTGTCGCTCATTTCCATAAACTTAGGAAGGTCCAAGGCAAGCTGACCAATGAATGTATCTAAAATCTTTTGGCCAGATTTCTTACCTTCTGGATCAAGTACCTTGAGAGTACTATTAGCTCCAGTTCGAGTTACTACCAATCCATTGGATAGCTTTACTTCAAGTTTAGGAGGGTTGTAGCTACCTTCACGTGCAGCACTGGAAGGTTCAAATTTAGCACCCCCAAGCGCCCATGCGATAGCATCTAAGATAGACGTTTTACCTTGACCATTCTTACCACCTATAACAGTTAGACCATTTTCTGTAGGTTCATAAGATACCGCTTTAACGCGTTTCACGTTTTCCAATTCAAAGGAATTGATTTTAATTTTGTCCATTATGTTTACCTTTCTTGTATTAGTAATCTTGTACTTGGAATATTGTTTCGATTGGAACTTTAAGCCCATCTGCAATTAGGACCGCAGTTTTAAATCTAGCCACTTTCTCGTCTCTTAAATAGCTATATAGTGTGACGAAATGCACTCCACATATTTCAGCAGCGCCTTGTACATTCAGCTTCCTTTTAGTCAGCAAGGCTTTAAATTCATCATGCTTTAACTTATATCCGAACCTATTACCCCATGAGTTTTGCTTTATAGTCGTATGCTTAAATATGGAGTTAAAGGACATTCGTAGGTTTTTAGCTATGAGTTCTGCGGTAGATATGCGGCAACAGTCACCGCGATTTAACTTGATAATTCTAGGACTAATACCGACTTCATGACACCATGTAACAAATCCGTATGGCGTTCGTTCATAGACTAATTCCTTTAGATCAAGTCCCTTTCTTAATACAGCCATGTGCATTACTGGCTGTGGACCACTATAGTCTTTCATAACTAATCACCTCACCGAACAATATAGGTATTTCAACCTTAAATACCTTAGCTATGGCATGAGCAGTGTTATAGTCTACTCTGTTACCAAGTAGTAATCTTCGCATGGTAGACTTTGATAGCTCCGCAGCGTCTTGTATTGACTTCTGAGTTTTAAACTCATCTGCCTTAGCATTCCATAACTTGTAGAATACATCCTGGCGGAGTCTATAGTTCCGCTCAGTGCGTGCCATGCAATCGTTCCTTTAGATATTTAATGCGTTCATGTTGGTTAGCTGATATGATCAACAATCCGCCTAACATGATTTGCATTAAGAACCCTCCGGATGATACTCGGTCCAGTTCTAGGGAGCCCATAGCTCCGATGATTAATATGAAGCCGATTACTTTTATCGCTGTAAGCATTTATGTACACCTCGTATAATTAATGAATATGAGCTTCTTTGAACTCTTTATCAATTTTGCTAGCAGTCCACCCTAGTGTGTTAGCAAGATAGAACCGGAAGCCTTCTTTATCAATGGAGAATGTTCTGCCTTTTTTACCTTGACATTGCCAACATTGAGCGAATGGGAACTTATCTCTTGCGATACATTCACGAACTGCTGTCATAGTCCATCCTAGTACTGTAGCCATTTGGCATACTGCGATAGTCTTTTTAATCATAGTCATATACTCCTCTATGATGTATAATCATCTTAAATCGAATTATTTTTTGATTGAGCCTCTTCGGTATTTGCGGTACCGAGGGGGCTATTTTGTACGTCTAGCATAGATTGGTTGGCCACCTTTTCTAATAGGTAACGCTCGTTCCTTGCTAGTCATTTGTTGGTAAGTAGATACCAAAGTGACCCTTGCGTTGATTAGATCACTTACACATTGGACTTCTTCCAAGTAGCCATTATCTAAGGTTGTAATAATGAACCTATCTAATGCTGCGACTACTGGAGCTATGTCCGGTACTTGTTTATTCATAGTGGATACCTCCTTTTATAACTCAATTCGATATTTCGTATTACTCGGTAAAAAAAAGAACTTCAAGAGGAATGTCAGCCCCCATAAGATTTTTAATCCGTACGCATTCATCATAAGTTAATGGATATTTACCGTTTAACTTATCCAGAATGGTTGCGTATCGAACTTCTAGCTTGTCCGCTAGTACTTTTCGACTCCAACCCAGTCTTGCGAGTTCGGCGTTTAGATTTGGATACATGTGTTCACCTCCCTTTACCATCTCTTAGAATACGATATTTCAATAGTTCTAATTCGAAATATCGTATTTCTTATATCATCATCATAATACGATATTTCGAATTTGTCCAGTTTAAGCTTGTTTATGATTTATTAATGAGTATTTTAATTACGAAATATCGTATTTAAATATTGATATTTTGTAATTGATGTATTATTATATATATATGAGAGGACTTTATGACTAGAGGTGATTACTATGACGAGAGAACAATTTTTAAAAGAAAAAATATTAGAAATAGATACAATTAAAGGGTTTGCCGCTAGAATTGACATGCCTTACACCACTTTATATTCTATTTTGAATAACGTAGGTGGCGCATCTATAGATAACGTGTTAAAAATTTGTAAGGGGCTAAATATTCCTGCAGATATATTAGAACAATTTGATAGCCAAAATACTTTTAGTTATGATGAAGAATTAATATCTTTACAAAGGAACTACAAAGGTTTAGGTAAGGCTGAAAGACAACAGTTAAATGACTTTATTAGTTTCCTAAAGTCAAAACATGATTCGAATATGCCAGAGGATGATGATCTTGACTAATAATCTTGTAAGTACGATAAAAGAGGCACACAATACACGTAAGTTAATAAGTGATGAAATTAAGCTAACACCTAGAATGGTAATTGAATATTTAATAAAACAAAAAAATGTTTGTGTTAAAACTTATAAACAAGGTGCGCAAGCTCTCGGAGTATCCCCTTTAATAATAGGAATGTATACACAATCATCCGATGCAGCGACCTTATATTTACCTAAAACAAATGATTTGTATATCTTATATGATTCAGAAATAAAAACAAAAGAACGTAAACTGTGGAGTCTATGTCATGAAGCTGGACACATAATTAGGGGACATCATTTACAGAAAATGAGTGATCCAGAGTTAGTCAAATCCCCTATTTTAGAGTTGGAAGCAAACACATTTGCTAGGGAGCTATTAGCGCCTGCCACTTTAGTATATGGTTTTATTTCTAGGTATAAAACAGAGGGTCCTAATATTGAAGATTTTTACTTTGCTTACAGGTATGTTTTTGGGTTAAGCAAATCAGCTGCTGCATTATCTGCTAATATACTTTCACACGAGGGCCATCAGATTAAAAACAATTTATCTCTAATTCAACAGTATGGCGTCAAGCTAAATAATCTATTTCCTTATATTAGTACGCAAAGAGATTACCATTATTTAGTATCAGCTATGTGTAAAACGGAATACGACCACGTTAAGAGAGCTTACGATTTAAATAAGCCTTTTAGGGAGGGCCTATTTAGTCATTCTGTGTTTTAAATTTAAGGAGAGATAAGTATGAACAAAAGAGTGTTAGTAACAGCTGTTTTAGGGGTAATTATGGCTGTATTAGTAGGGTATGTAATAACTGATTACCATCAAAATACATCTAATCAAACAGCTTATGCCGCATCAGAAGAGGCTCGCAAAGCGCAGGAAGAAAAGGACAAAGAAGCCGAGCTGACGAAAAAGGCTGATGCAGAAAAGGAAATATATACTATTCTAAACAACACAAACTTTGAATATGATCAAGTAGACAGGGAATATAAATTCTACAGTTCTAGTCAAAGAGCGATACAACCGAATAACTCTGTATCATGGGTTGCTTTCGTAGACTCCTCGGGTCATTTAGTAGGACCTTTTGTCAAATTTGTTACATTCTCCCCATTAGATATATCTACAAATTGGATATTTTGGGATAAATTAACGTTCTCC